TGGGGGGTCTAAAACCCCCCGTTTTTATTAGATATTTTCAAACGAAGCACCTGTTGGTGTAATGAAGAATTCGATATCTATGAATTCTAATGCCTTCGTTGGTTTAAGATATATTTTACCTGTAAGAGTATTTCTATCTAAATCTTCTGGTGATGATGAAACTGTTACACGGAAATCATACAAACCTCTATCCCTTCTGATTGAATCAAGAATCGGATTGACACTATCCAAGAACTGTTGTCTAACTATTTGGTCATTTTGTTCAAACAACAATCTAACCGCGACAGCTGAAATCAACTTACGAGCTTGCAACAACAATCTTCTAACATTTAATCTGTTTAGTGCTGTATCTGCCACTTGAAGTGTTTTATTACCCCAAATTACTGTTCCTACATCAGCGAACGTAGCAATCGGGTTGATTCTTCCTTGGTATAGAGTGTCTCTATCTTGTTGTGTTAGTTTCACTCTCGCTTTGATTGAGTTCACTAAACCTCTCGTATAACCTGCCGATGCAAACCATGGGAAAGAAATATTATCTGTTAAAGCTAAGTTTCTACAAACTTCGCCGGTTGGTGGAATGTAAATTTGTGTATTATTTACAGTATCCCTTACTAAAATCCACGGGTAATAAGTTGCTGTGTAGTTAGAGTCAATGCCTGTATTATCAAGATTATCTACAGCTGATTGTGGGTAAATAACTTGATTTTGGTCAGTTGAATCTGGAAGTAACATGTTGTAGTCAGGTGTTGTAACAATATAAATTGAGTCAGCTCTTTGGAATTGAATCATATCTATCGCAGCTTCTACGAGTGTCTGATTATAAACATAATCGATACTTGCTGTTGCAAAAACATTTATATTCGTAGACTCAGGATTTTGAAAAGTTAAAATACCAAGTAGATAAGCGTAGTAGTCTGTGTTAGCGAAACTCTGACTATCAGCATCTACAGTAATATTTTTGAAAGTACCAAAACCTGTAGCGGTTGGGTATCTTGCTGTAACACAAGCACCTGCCAAATATCCTGTACCACCTAAAGCGAATCTATCTTCGTTAGTTCTCCTTTCTTCGTAAATGTCCCAACCATCAAATCCTCCAGCCATACACAAAGTGAATTTCCTTGCATAGATGAAATAATAAGGATTATCTGGATTTTGGGGGTTTGATGTAAAATCAGCAACACCACATTCAAAAGCGGTCTGACCACTTGTTGTGTATTCATTTCCAATAGTTACCACTGTAGCTCCTGAATCTAAATGGAAACCTTTTGTCAAACCATTCCAAGGAGCCGATTCAGTTGCAAAACAAAAATCAATTACAGGATTCTTCTGTCCGAGATATTGTAAGAAAGCGTCTTCTATAGAAAACAAATAAGAAGTAGACATACCTAAATATGTTCTACGAACTACATCCCCCGGAGAGGTTACGCTATTAGCTCCTCCTGCTGCTGACCCAAATGGAGGGTCAAGAACAACTTCTTGAGGAAAATTGTATTTTGTCTTGTAAAAAATCATAGGTGCTTGAACACTTGTACTACCATAAATTCTCTGATTAAATCCGTTGAATCCACAAGGTATGGCGTCTATTGGTGCATTTTCCGCCATCTCAACCATTATGTATTTTGAAATTAGAGCATACTCTCCATCATAGGAACCAATTTTCTTAGCAATAAAATTATTACTAGCCGGGTCCAAAACACAATTCTGAAATTTTTCAATTACGATAGGATTTGAATCTGTATCAAAGAATTGTCTTACTAACACGTCAAAAGTCATATTATCAAACGAAAGATTCGCAATAGAAATCTTTACTTCTGTATTTGCCGCATCACCATCTGAAATTGAGATGAATCTAAATAAGTTGTATACTTTATTACCTCTCAATTCGGAAACTAAGTAAGGAGATTTTGGTGATTGGTATCTTTGTAATTTCCATGCTATAGAATCCGAAGCTAGACTTCTTGCTGAATCGAGTGCAATCATATTACAATTCAATCCACGAATATAACTTTGGTTGTAAGCATATTCCAACGAACCAGAATAAAGCTCCTCAACGAAAATTGGGGTTTCAAATCTTGGTTTATCAAAATTACCAATACCTAAAACTTTCGTAATAAATTGCGGTGAAGTTGCTAGTAATGAGTTTTCGAATGAAAAAGTATTCCCATCTCTTGTAACGCCACTAAGTAGGAAAGTTGCAAACGGGTCTTGAGTAACACCTGAGTATTGATTTGTGCAAATCATATCCAAATCTGTTGTACCTGTGACCTCATATATCGGGCCATGGTTAGGACTTGAATTACTATTTGTGTATAATGAAATACCTCTAGACCTCAAAGTTGCTACAACCATGTTATTGAAATCGGGATAAGCAGTACCTGAAAAATTATAAACGTTACCTGACACTGAACCTGTGAAAGTACCAGAGCCAATATCCTGTAAACTGTCAATATAAAAATCCCAAGAATAACCAGTATATGAATTATTCGCACCTGGTTCGAAAGTAGCATAAAACCACGTATCATTATCTGAGGAACTCAAATCGTTAAAAGCCAAATTTAAATTGTTTACTCCAAAAGCATTATTAGTAGTACTGTAGACTGATGTAATACTGTTATAATCCCCATCAGGAACAGAACCATAAAAAAACGAAGAAGTAGCACTCAAAGAAGTATCCGCTAAAACTTGTTGTATGTAGTTATCCAAACTTTGTTGATAGGTAGAAGTACTTCCGTTGGACAAAATATATTGAGATGTAAAATCATTCGATACATCTGTAGGGAACGTATTACCCCAAACAGTTACACTAGCTGTAGTTGCGGTGAATGTATTTGTAAAAGATGTTGTACCTGTTGAATCAACGGTTGTTGGGTCAACGTTAGCAATAGTTGTAATGGACCAAGATGGGCCTGCATCATAACCTGACAAACCTAAAACTCTTGTGACAAATAATTGATTAGATTGTTGTAGGTATGATTTAGCTATATAAGCTGCTTCATATTTTGGAATTTGAGTATTTACAAATTTTACAGGTTCAGTACCCCCAAAATAAGCTTGAAACTCATCATAGTTTGTTATGAAGATAGGTTCAAAAGCCGGACCTTTAATTGTCTCTCCTACGAGACCTAATGTTGTTACCCCCACACTCTGTGCCACGAACGATAAGTCGGTTTCAGAAGTGTAGACACCAGGTGACACATATACTTTTTGATTTACTTGTGCTGTTGCCATTATTAAATTATTCTATTGCAGATTTATTTTACTGATAAATATTCTAATAATTATGAAAAAACTTTGATTTATAATATCTATTTGATAGTAGGCAGAATAAATTCTACCTTTTTTCTACCATGAAAAAGAAGAAAGAAATAAAGAATATTAAAATAGACCCCGCAGTTCACGATTTACTTAAAACATATTGTGAAAAAAGGGGGATAAAAATTTATAAGTTTTTGGAAAACTTGATATTAGAAAAGTGTAAAGAAAAGAAAGATATATATGGAGAAAATTAAAATAAATTATTCTCCAAACTTATCATAGCTTCTTTTGTATTATCAATTTTTACAACAGTGACCTGTAATGTGTCTTGATTAGTTACCTGTATAAGAGGGACATTTGTTCCGTAAAAATTACCATTTATATAGACTTCGTAAGAACTAACATTTTCTAAATTAATAATTTTCATATCTGCAGTAAAATATATTTTGTCTGTCAGAGAAGTGTTACCTATAACAAACAAAAGCTCCGAGGGAAAAGACTGTGGTGACTTCGGCCAAACTTCTCTTCTTCTTCCAAAGTTTGTACTATCTATTTCAAAAACCTGTGCCATTCTTTGGATGGCCGGTTTAACTTCAAATTCTTCTTCATCTATCAAATATCCCATCATTATAAATTCATATGATTGGATATAAAATTTTCTTGAATCAATATTTAGTTGTGATTCATCAGAAATATTCTGCATTATTATTGGAACATATTGACCTTTGATAAAAGTATATGCTTGTCTAGAAGCAAAAGTTTGAAGAACACCTTTATTGAGTTGGTTTAACTCCCTCATTCTGTTACAAATTATTTTTACAGAATATGTGACATCAACGGGGACAGGTTGTG